ATCGCCTCCAGTATACCACGAGATTCACATTAAGAAATAGTTTCGAAGTTGTCTTAATTCATAGTTCCATTATAGAGGAAGAAGATAGGATAACCTTCCCCTGGTTTAAAATTAAACCTTCAGATAACAGCTTGCTTGAAGCCTACAGTAAATTCGTATGTGCCTTGGCAAAGCTTGCCAGAGAGCAAAAACGGGTAAATTCTAAAGAAAAAGAAGTGGAAAATGAAAAATATGCTTTTAGATGTTTCCTCTTACGATTAGGGTTTATCGGCAAAGAATACAAAGAGGTCAGAAAGACCCTACTTAAGAATTTTACAGGCTCTTCAGCTTTCAAAGGGGGTGTCGACCATGCGGTTTCCAAATAGAGAAACGGTTGAAAGAGTACGCAGTGAATATCCAAAAGGAACTAGGGTTGAACTAGTGAAGATGGATGACTGCCAAGCACCGCCCATAGGAACTAAAGGCACGGTTTTAGGAGTTGATGATATCGCCAGCATTATGGTAGCTTGGGATAACGGTTCGGGCCTTAATGTAGCCTATGGTGAAGACATTTGCCGTAAGCTTGGAGGCGGTAAATGATGAATGAAATTGTAAAAAAGCAAATTCTAGCTATTCGCGACACAGGCCGCACCAATATGTTTGATGTAAATATGGTGCAGTTTCTTGCCAACGAATATGGCTACTACGAATTGGTAATGTATTTAGAAGAGCATCGTAAAGAATATGTTAGATTCATCCCCACAGGAGAGCAGTAAAGTATACAGTTTTTATTGCAGAAATAGGTTGCTATTATGTGCGTTTAGAGCGAATATACACATACCGAAAGATAAACTAAACGAAAGCGGAGGATGAAGATGATGTGGAAAACAGGAGCAATGCTGATTAAAGGTAAAGTTTACAAATACCAAGTAAAAGTTTATGAGGTAGGCAGTGAGTTTGGTATTGATGGCGGTAAGATTTCTAAAGCCTGGATAAGCCTAGACGGCAAAGCGGTGGTAAATTACGATAGAGGCTGGGACATAGAGCCAGTGGATGAAGACGCTGAAATTGCCCTGGCAATACTGATTAAAGAACACAACTAAATAAAATTTAAAAAGAACGGTCCCGTAAGGGGCTGTTCCTCGTACAGTCGCTATAAGGCGGCTATTTTTATTTGTAAAGGTGGTGATGATATTTGAAAAAACTAAAACGGTATAAGGCAACCAAATTTAAGGCAAAAGGCTCTGTATACGATAAAGACGCTGCTGATTATGCCGTAGGTTTTATCGAATGTCTTTGTCATACGAAGGGAACTTGGGCAGGAAAACAATTTGAACTGATTGATTGGCAGGAGCAGATTATACGGGATGTATTTGGAACGATAAAACCTAACGGTTATAGGCAGTTCAATACAGCTTATATTGAAATACCAAAGAAACAAGGCAAGTCAGAGCTGGCAGCGGCAGTAGCACTTCTGCTTTGCTGTGGTGATAGGGAGGAACGTGCCGAGGTTTACGGCTGTGCTGCTGACAGGCAGCAAGCGACTATCGTGTTTGATGTTGCGGCAGATATGGTGCGAATGTGTCCGGCTCTTAATAAAAGGGTGAAAATATTAGCCTCGCAAAAAAGAATAATCTATCTGCCTACGAACAGCTTTTATCAAGTTCTGTCGGCTGAGGCTTATTCCAAGCATGGATTTAACATTCATGGGGTTGTCTTTGATGAACTGCACACCCAGCCGAATCGCAAACTCTTTGATGTTATGACTAAAGGCTCAGGCGATGCTCGTATGCAGCCTTTATATTTCTTAATTACTACAGCAGGTACTGATACCAATAGCATCTGCTATGAAACCCACCAAAAGGCCAAGGATATATTGGAAGGGCGAAAGCATGACAGTACCTTTTACCCTGTAATCTATGGGGCAGAGGAGTCCGATGATTGGACTGATCCAAAGGTTTGGAAAAAGGCTAATCCTTCTCTAGATATTACCGTTGGGATAGATAAGGTAAAAGCAGCCTGCGAATCGGCTAAACAAAACCCTGCGGAAGAAAACTCATTTAGGCAGTTAAGGCTTAACCAATGGGTAAAACAGGCTGTCCGCTGGATGCCTATGGATAAATGGGATGCTTGTAGTTTTAAGGTAGATGAAAAAAGCCTTATTGGCAGAGTATGCTATGGTGGTCTTGACCTTTCAAGTACTACAGATATTACAGCTTTTGTACTGGTATTTCCGCCTTGGGATGAAGATGATAAATTTGTAGTTCTGCCATATTTTTGGCTACCGGAAGAAACGCTGGATTTAAGGGTTAAGCGTGACCATGTGAACTATGATGTGTGGGCAAGGCAGGGACTTATTCAGACCACCGAAGGTAACGTAGTGCATTACGGCTACATTGAGAAGTTTATAGAAGAGTTAGGCGAAAAGTATAATATCCGGGAAATCGCCTTTGACCGCTGGGGAGCGGTGCAGATGGTGCAAAATCTTGAGGGCATGGGGTTTACGGTAGTGCCTTTTGGACAAGGTTTTAAGGATATGTCACCACCTACTAAGGAACTGATGAAACTAACACTAGAGCAGAAAATTGCTCATAGCGGGCATCCGGTGCTTAGATGGAATATGGATAACATTTTTATCCGAACGGACCCTGCCGGGAACATTAAAGCAGATAAAGAAAAATCCACAGAGAAAATTGACGGTGCTATAGCCACGATTATGGCTTTAGACCGAGCAATTCGCTGTGGAAATGATAACGGTGCCTCTGTTTATGATGACAGGGGTATTTTATTTGTCTGACAGGAACATAATTTTAGGAGGTGGTCAAGATTTTAGAAATATTTACAAAGCTTTTTAAGTCCAGAGATAAACCTAAGAACGTAAGTGTAGGCAGTGCCTATCGGTTTTTCTTTGGTGGAAGTACGGCTGGGAAAAATGTAACTGAGCGTTCTTCTATGCAGATGACAGCAGTTTATTCTTGCGTTAGGGTACTGGCAGAAGCTGTTGCAGGTTTGCCCTTACACCTTTACAAATACACGGATAGCGGTGGCAAAGATAAAGCCTTAGAGCATACGCTGTATGTTCTCTTACATGATGAGCCTAACCCGGAGATGACCTCGTTTGTGTTTAGGGAAACTCTTATGACGCATCTACTTCTTTGGGGTAATGCCTATGCTCAGCTTATCAGAAATGGCAGAGGGGAGGTTGTTGGTATCTATCCGTTAATGCCTAACCGGGTTAGCGTAAACAGGGATGATAAAGGAAATATCTATTACAAGTATTTGCGTGGCCTAGAAGATGCACATTTAAACAAGGAAAACGAAGTTATTCTGCTGCATTCAGAGGTGCTGCACATACCAGGTTTAGGTTTTGATGGCCTAGTCGGTTATTCACCAATTGCTATGGCTAAAAACGCTATTGGCATGGCTATTGCCTGCGAGGAATACGGAGCCAAGTTTTTTGCGAACGGTGCTACGCCAGGCGGGATCTTAGAGCATCCGGGTGTAGTAAAAGACCCGGAAAGAGTAAGAGCCAGTTGGAACTCAGCTTTTGGTGGAAGTGCCAACGCCAATAAGGTAGCAGTTTTAGAGGAAGGTATGAAATACACACCAATATCTATCAGTCCAAACGAAGCCCAGTTTTTAGAAACAAGAAAATTTCAGATTAACGAGATAGCTCGAATTTTCAGAGTCCCACCGCATATGGTTGGTGACCTTGAGAAATCAAGCTTTTCTAATATAGAGCAACAATCCTTGGAGTTCGTAAAGTACACCCTGGAGCCTTGGCTTATCCGCTGGGAGCAGTCCTTAGTGCGTTCACTTATTTTGCCGGGGGAGAAGGGTAAATATTTTATTAAGTTCAATGTAGACGGACTCCTTAGAGGAGATTATGAAAGCCGCATGAATGGTTACGCTACCGCAAGACAGAATGGTTGGATGAGTGCCAACGATATAAGAGCCTTGGAAAACCTGGACCAAATATCTGAAGAGGATGGCGGCAATTTGTATCTCATTAACGGCAACATGACTAAATTAAAGGATGCAGGCAGTGCGTATTCTGATGCAAAGGAGGTAAATGACAATGAAGAAGTTTTGGCAGTGGAAGAACAAAAAGGTAATAAACCAGGAAAGCCAAGAAGAAGTGATGGAACGGACACTGTTTCTTAACGGCACCATAGCTGAAGAAAGCTGGTTTGATGATGATGTCACACCTCAGCTATTTAAAGAAGAACTGCTTTCAGGCACAGGAGATATAACCATTTGGATTAATAGCCCAGGTGGTGACTGCATAGCAGCCGCTCAAATCTACAATATGCTGATGGAATATAAGGGGAACGTGACTGTTAAGATTGATGGCCTGGCGGCAAGTGCTGCATCGGTTATTGCAATGGCAGGCAGTAAGGTTTTAATGAGTCCTGTATCCCTACTTATGATTCATAATCCGGCAACTATGGCTTTTGGCGATAAAAGCGAATTTCAAAAAGCTATCGCTATGCTAAGCGAAGTAAAGGAATCAATCGTAAATGCCTATGAAACTAAGACAGGTATGGCAAGAGTAAAAATTGCCCGCCTTATGGACGATGAAAGCTGGATGAATGCCAATAAGGCAGTCGAGCTTGGCTTTGCCGATGGTATTTTAAAAAAAAATACCGAGGATATGCTTGAGCCGCCTGTTTTATCCATGATGTATTCTAAGGCTTTGGTAGTAAATTCCTTAAAGGCAAAGATAGCGGCTAAATGTCGTATTGAGCCTAAGGAAGTTGTAAAAGAGTGTTCTGTTGATGAATGCTTAAAAAAATTAGAGTTATTAAAGAACCACATTTAAGGGAGGAATTTAACTTATGAATATTATCGAATTACGTGAAAAAAGAACAAAAGCCTGGGAAACCACCAAGTCCTTTTTAGAAAGCCATCGCAGTGATAAAGGTACGCTTTCTGCGGAAGATGAAAATACCTACAATGTCATGATGGCAGATATTGATGCCTTAGGTAGAGAAGTACAACGTTTAGAAAAGCAGGAGGCAATCGACAAAGAACTTTCTAAAGCAGTGAATCAGCCTTTTACCAATAAACCCGGTATTGCGACTCTCCCGGATGAAACTTTGGAGAAAATGAAACCGGCACGTTCACGAGGTGCGTATGCTAAGGATTTGTTAAAAGCCATGCGTACTAACTTCAAACAGGTATCCAACCTTTTGCAGGAGGGTGTTGATGCAGATGGCGGTTATTTAGTTCCGGAGGAATATGACAAGCGTATTATCGATGCTTTGATGGAAGATAACATCATGCGCGGTCTTGGTACAATTATCACTACTTCCGGTCAGCATAAAATTAACATTGCAGCTACCAAGCCTGCGGCTGCATGGATTGAAGAAGGGGAAGCCTTACAGTTCAGCGATGCTAAATTTGCACAGACCTTGCTTGATGCTCATAAGCTTCATGTGGCCATTAAGATTACCGAAGAACTTCTCTATGACAATGCCTTTAACCTTGAAAATTACATCATCACCGAGTTTGGCAAGGCTATGGCTAATGCCGAAGAGGATGCCTTCTTAAATGGTGACGGTACCGGTAAACCTTTAGGTTTGTTTGCTGAAACCGGTGGTGCGACCATAGCTAGTACTTTAACTGCCGCCATTAAGTCAGATGATATGTTGGAACTAATTTATGCTTTGAAACGTCCGTACCGTAAGAATGCCAAGTTCATCTTAAATGACCAGACCTTACTTGCCATTCGTAAACTAAAAGATAACAATGGGGCATATATGTGGCAGCCATCTTATCAGGCAGGCGAGCCGGATAAAATCTTAGGCTATGATGTGTTTACCTCTGCTTATGCACCTGCAAATGCTATCTCTTTTGGTGATTATAGCTATTACAATATCGGTGATCGTGGCGTTCGCTCCATGCAGGAACTAAGAGAACTTTATGCAGGGAATGGCATGATTGGCTATGTGGTAAAAGAACGTGTTGATGGCAAGCTTATACTGCCTGAAGCAGTACAAATCTTGAAACTAAATGCCTAGAAAACTGTAAAAGCAGGTGGTGGGTAAAGTGCTGGTAAGTTTAGAGGAAATGAAATTATATCTTAGAGTAGATTCAGAAACCGAGGATACACTTATACTGCAGCTTTTGGAATCTGCTGAAAAAGTGTGTCAGGATGTAATCCGGGCAGATGAAGAAACCTTAAAAAAGTCAAATAATGCCAAAACAGCTATTATGTATACTACCGCCTATTTTTACGAACACAGAGAAGAAGCGGACTATAAGCAGCTTATGCTGACTTTGCGTTCGCTGCTTTTTGGTGACAGAAAGGATGTCTTTTAATGCAGATAGCTAAACTAAATCAACGGGTTGAACTTTTACAACCAATTCTTTCAAGCGATGGCTATGGTGGGTATGCAACAAATTATAAAAAGGTAATATCTCTATGGGCAGAGGTGAAGGATTCCAGGTACAGCGAAAAGCAGGCCTTTGATACATCTAATGCTTTAAGTAACATCACGTTAAAAACCAGAACCTATATCCGCATGGAAAAAGGCTGGCACCTTTTATGGCAGGGCAGAGAATATGAAATTGTTGCTGTAACAAGGTTTTATAAAGACAGTACCTATATTGAAATAGCAGAATATGAAAAGGGTGTATGATGAAATTTCTTGCGAAAGTAACAAGCAGTGATTTGACTAAAGCTATGTCAAGCATCTCAGCATGGGATGGAAAAACGCGTCTGGCTATTGAAAATGCATTGCAAGATAGTACTAAAAATATCGCTAGAGGGGCAAAACAAAAGGTTGCACAGCGCAGCGGCAAGCTAAAAAAATCGATTAAAACAGGTTTTGACAGAAGAAAACCGGAAGGGTTGGTTAAAGCTAAAACCCCCTATGCTCATATCGTTGAGTTTGGTGCTAAGGCGCATATTGTTAGGGCTAAGAATAAAAAGGCTTTATCCATTTCTGCTGGCGGTGATTTATTGCTTAGAAAATCTGCCAAAATTCCTGCCAGAAAGGGAAGGCCGTTTATTAAGCCTGCCTTTGACGCAGAAGAGCCTAAGCTTATTTCTAACATGAAGAAGGTGCTGAATAAATGAAACGTATACCATTAAATGCCTTGCAAAAGGCACTTATAAGCTATTTAACAGCTAATGAAAAAGTGCCTGTTTATGACTATGTACCGGAAACTGCAAGACCGCCATTCATGACTATTGGTGCGTTTAACTGCAAAGAAGCCGGGACAAAGTATGAGGATATGGTGGAGGTCACAGTTCAAATCAATATTTGGTCAACCTATAAGGGTAAATTTGAAATAAACAGTATTGCTAACAGGGTAATAATATTGCTGCAAACAAAGCAAATTGATTTAAGTGAGGATGAGTTTTTAGCAGTTCGCCAACAGGTGGACTTTTTTGAGGCTTATCCTGAAGAAGAAACAGGATATAACGGAGTGATAAGCCTTATAATGCTTATCCAAAATTTACAAAGGAGTGAAAGCTAATGGCATATACAGTATTTGCAGAGCCTGCCAGCACCAGTAAGGCAACGGCGGGTAAGGATTATCTTTTATATGTGAACACAGGAGCAACAGAAACGAGTCCGACCTGGACTTTAGTTGGCGGTCAAAGAAGTGGTGATTTATCTCGTAAGGCAGATGAAATTGACGCATCAGATAAAACCAGCGGTGGTTGGAAGGCAACACTTCCAGGTTTAAGAAGCTGGTCGATTGATTTAGAAAGTGTCTACCTTGCAGGAGATAGCGGAGCCAAGTTTTTAGAAGCTGCCTTTTTGAACAACAAACAGGTACATATTAAATTTGAATACCCTGACAAAAGTTATCTTACGGGGTGGGCTGCACTTACCGAATGCAGTTTATCTACTCCTCATGATGATGTAGCGACCTTAAAGGGAACTTTGTCCGGGGCTGGTCCTTTATCTGATTTAATTACAGGAGGAAGTGCAGATGCGTAAGATAGAATTTCCGCTTTTTGGAGAAAATGAGTATATGTTTTTAAATATCGGCAGGCTTATAGATATTGAACGCATGACAGGAAAGCCTGCTGGAGATATTATTAAAAATCAAAGTTTGGATCTTGGTATGCTTACCATTATTTTAAGCGTGGCTCTACGTCATCACAAAATGCGTACACCTCAGTGGTATGCCAATAAACTGCAGGAGCTGGTGGATGAAGGGATTGATTTAGAAACCGACATTCAAATTCCGGTAGTTAAATGTATCGCGGGTTCTGGCATCTTAGGAAAAGCAGTGTATTATAAACTGTTTCCGGAGGAAATGACAGAATCAGTAAGTGAAGAATTGGAAAAAGAGAGAAAAAACTAAGGGAAGGGCAAACGGCTCCTTCCTTTTTTTCTTGGCTGGAATGGGCAGAGGGTATAGCCTATGGCCCACTTGCCCTAAAGCCAAATGAGTTTTATGCTCTTAGTCCTTTTGAACTTACCAAGCTTGCGACAGGCTATGAAAGACGAAAACTAAATGTATTGTGGACTGCTTCATATTTTACGGCTAACCTCATGGCAACACAGGTAAAAGGAATTACTCCGGAGAAGCTGATGAAACCATTCCTGCCAAGGAAAACCTCTGGCGCAAAAGAAGCGGAACGAGAAGAATTTTTTAAAGAATTTTATGCCCAAAGAAAGGAGGCGGATGAATGTCAACCGTAGCAGAACTCTTGGTAAAAATTGGAGCGGATTCCTCGGATTTAAGAAAAGAAATAGCAGCAACCAAAAGACAGCTTAGAACCGCCTTCGGTTCTGAAGGCTTAAATCTGTCCGGCAAAGCAGTAAACGTACTTGAAGGCCTTGGTGCAGCTTTAGGTGCTTTAGGCGTTTATGCTGTAAAAGCAGGAGGAGAACTGCAAAATGTTCAGGTAGCAATGACAAATATGTTGGGGAGTGCAGAAAAGGCCACAGCTTTTGTAAAAGAACTGCAGGATTTTGCGGCACATACTCCTTTTGAATTTAATGATGTTACCAAAGCCAGTCAAAAGTTTTTAGCTTTTGGCTTTACGGCTGAGCAGATTATACCAACTCTTACTGCCGTGGGTGACGCTGCGGCAGGTGTAGGAGCTGGTCAAGATGGTGTAAACAGATTAACCATAGCTTTAGGGCAGATTGCCGCAAAAGGAAAGCTGGCAAGCCAGGAAATGATGCAGATTACCGAACTTGGCATTCCTGCCTGGCAGCTTTTAGCAGATAAGCTGGGAACAGATGTTGCAACGGCTCAGGACATGGTAACTAAGCGTATGGTAGACAGCCAAATGGCATTAGATGCATTGGTAAGCGGTATGGAAAGCCGTTATGGCGGTATGATGGAGCAGCAAAGCAGTACTATTTTAGGTACCTGGTCTAATCTTATGGATGGTTTGGGGCAGGTTGCTTCTCAAGCTGGCCTGGCTATTGCAGAGGCACTGAATTTACCGGAACTGTTTAGTGGTATTGGCGAGTGGCTCAGTAATTTTGCATCTGTTTTGCAGGAAGGCGGTATTAGAGAAGCCATACTAAACTGTATCCCACCGGAGGTACAGCTTGCTATTATTGCTTTTGGAATAGCTTTAACAGGAGTTGCTATTCCTGCCATGTACGCAGCAGGTGCTACTGCCCTTGCGATGGCAGCACCTTTTGTTACGGCAATAGGAGCTGCAGTAGCTGCGGCTGCTCCTTTTATAGCAGTAATAACGGCTATTGGAGTAGCTCTTTATACACTCTGGGCAAAAGGGATAAGTATAGCCGATGTATTTCAATTGATGGGAATAAAGACCGAAGCTTTATCTCAGGCAGGAAGTGCATTGCAGTCAGCTTTTTCTGCAGTTGGTAGTTTGCTTTCATCGGTTCTTACAGCTTTAAAACCGCTCTTTACAGCTTTTGGTGCGGTAGTGGCAGTAGTAATAACAGGGATACTACAATATTTTGGCATGCTTATCACAGGAGCAGCTTATCTTTTAGAGATGGTTGCGAATGTACTTGAAGGTATATGCAGTGCTTTTGAATGGATGGTTAATGGTGTAGGCTCAGCATTGGATGCGGTTGCCTCTGCTTTAAGCGGTATGGCAGATAGTGTTTTGCCGGCTTGGGCATCAAGCGGACTTGCTACAATTTCTAATTTTGTTAGCAGTGCAATAAGCTGGCTGTCCAGCTTGATTTCTAAAATCTTTGAAACTAATGCGGCCTTAAACAGCGTAGGCGGAGATAATTCCGAAGATGGTGCAAATAGTAGTCCAGTACCCAAAAAGGAATGGAAAATGCCGGATTTCAGTAATTTTAAAGGCAGTAGCGGCGGCACGGTACCAACCGGAGCAGGCGGTGGAGGACACGTAGGTGGCGGAGGCCGTGGCGGTTCTGGAGGAGGTAAGGCAGGCAGTATAGACAATACGGTCTCTAAAGCTGCCAGCACTTCTAAATCCATTGAGGAGGAATGGGTACGAACTTTTAACACTAAATCCCAGCTTGTAGATCGCTGGTATAAAGAAGAAACTGCTGAACTTGAGAAATCAAAAACGGCTAATGAAAACTATGAAAGAGATAAACAGCGTTTAACCGAGTTATATGCTCAAAAACGGATAACAGCTTTGCAGGAGGAAGCAAAAAAAGTTCAGGATATAAGAAACAGCATAAGAGATGCCTTTTTTGCATCAGAAGAATCTGGCAGTGTATTAAAAGCGGATGCCGCTGCTGCAGAGCTTGTCAAAATGCAGCTTGAGCATGAAAAAGCGACAGCGAGTATTGAAGAACGCTGGACTAATCTTTCTAATACGTTTATTGGTTTAACTGCAAGTGAGAAAGAAGTATTCATTCAGGCGTTAAAAGAACGCAGCATTGCTTTTGAGCAAAGCGAAACGGGAGAACTTGATTTTCATAAACAAATGCTGAAAGACAAACTGGCAGAGGATAAAGCTTATGAAGATACCAAGGCAGAGTATCATGCTCAGTGCAAGGATATTCAAGCCAATATTGATGAGGCTTACCGCACTAATGACCTTGCAAGACTTCAAGAAGTATTAACCGAGGAGGCCGCCATTCGACTAAATGATATGGAGGCACAAAAGACCATGCTTGATACCTATAAGCAGGCTTTTTTAGATGCTCATACTACAATTTCTCAAATGATAGCAGATTTATATGGTACGGCATTAACAGGCTTGGAGGATGCTTTTACTAATATCCTTACTAATGCCAAAAGTGCTAAAGATGCTTTTGCTGATTTAGGTAAAAGTATGCTTAAGGTAATAGCACAATATTTTGCCAAGCAGGCAGCAGGTATGATTTTATCTCATGTTATGGGGCAAAACCTGCAAAAAAAAGAAGCCGCAACAAGTGTGGCACAATCTGCTGCTGAATTATCTGCGTGGGCACCTGTGGCGGTAGCTTATGAAACTGTTCATCCGGGTTCTGCCGTCAGAGCCTTAGGGATGGTTACAACCTCGCTTACTACGGCAGCCGCATTAGGCACTTCGCTTTTAGCGGTATCTGCGGTAGGAACAGGTGCTAAAAGCAGCGCAGATACTGTATCGGTGCAAGGGTATGCCAAGGGTGGATATTTTACAGGCCCTGCTCTAGGCATTATTGGTGAGGGTGTGGATAATGAAGTGGCTATGCCATTAAATAGGGCAGTATTTAACAATATTGCAGAAGGAATTGTTGAGGCCGGGGCAAATAGAAATGCAACGGTAACCCAAAATATTTACGGGGATATTAACGATGCCGCTGATGTAGAGGATTTGTTTGAAGGCTTAAGCAATATGGTGGCAGCCGGGTTAAGAGGTGTGTAATATGAGATTCCCGACCAGAGCAGGGACAGAAAACAACTTAAAAATTTTAAAAGAAAACCATGAATATGTACTTCCAACGGGCTGGTCTTTAGCAGATGCAGGCAGTTATGATTTTAATAATAAAATTGAAAACAGAGCCTTTTCTCACGGCGGTGACGTAGTTGGTGATGGTATGGTTAAAGGGCACACCATTAAGGTGAAATTTTCCGTGCAAAGCGATGATGAGTTTAATCATGATGAGCTTTTAAACCGTGCCTACAGGTATTTTTCTCAAACTGACTATAAGCTTTATTGTGGTCGTTCTGACAGATGTTTTAATGTGGCGGGCATCAGTAAAATTACTCATGAATATGAAAATGGTTTTAAGCAGCGGTGGAGCAATATTACGGTAAGCCTTCTTTTAGCAGATCCATTTCGTTACCAGGCTCAGGAAAGCCTGGTGGTTTATGAGTTTCCCACCGAGGCATATCAGGCAGAAATGGTACTGCATAATCTTGGAAGTGTGGATACTCCGTTAACCTTTAAGTTTATTCCTAAAATAAAAATGCCTGCCATAACAGTCTGGCATGCGGAAACTAAAAAACAATTTAAGCTTAGTGATGCTCTTTTAATAACGGTAAATTGCAAGTTGAATTTGAACAACTATAATCAAGAA